CTCCGGCTCCGGCTGCTCCTGCTGCGGCTGCTCCTGCTCCGGCTGCTCCTGCTCCGGCTGCTCCCACGCCTGCCGCCGCCGTTCCCACCCCGCCCGTTACTCCTCCCACCACCCCGACTCCGCCCTCAGCCGCTCCTGCCCCGGAGCGCATTCGCCGCAAGCCGGAAGATATCGGCGCAGAGATCGAGGCTGGCAAGATCCCCTCGGCGCAGGACGCCGAAGACCTCATCTGGTGGACGGAGAACAACCCGGCCACCCTCGGCCCGAAGGGCGTCAACCCGCGCAACCTTGCTCCTGAGGAGCTGGTCGATGCGTGGCTGATGGAGAAGGCCGCCACGCTGAACTTCAAGAACCTCCTCATCGAGGGCGATGACGCCTCGTTCCTCCGCGTGGTGGAACGCTATGTCGTCGGTAGGCGTCTGGAGCGGCGCAAGCTCAACGGCGGCTCTACCGATCTGGGCAAGCTGTCGATGAAGGAGCTGGAGACCATGGGTCTCAAGTTCCTCGCGGAAGAGTCCGGCCTCAATGCTTGGGACATCGCCACCCAGCTTCGCACCGATGCCAAGACCCTGCGCGAGATCACCCACCGCCTCTATCGTGCGCGTGTCGTGATGGTCGCCAGCAACGCTGAAATCGTCCGAGACATCGGCGTCCTTCAGCCGAAGATGACCGACAACACGATTTCCGACGAGGAACTCATCGTCACCATGATGAAGATCCTCGGCCACGGGGAGATTGTCGGTGCCGTTCGTGGCGTGTCGTCGGAAGCGGGCCGCCTGCTGCGGTCGCTGCGCGCCGAGATCAAGAGCAGCGTGGGTGACCTCAAGATCTCCTACGACACCCCGACAGCAGCCCCGACCGTGACCCCGGCTGCCCCTCTGGGCACCCCGGCTGTTACGCCTACAGGCGCTCCGGCTGCCTCTGCGGGCACCTCCACCGCCGCTTCGGCCACGACTGCTCCTGCTACGCCGCCGACCGGAACCCCGCCTGCGGCCACTCCCGCCCCGGCTCCGGTTTCTCCGCGAGTCCGCGTCAAGGAGTTCGACGAAGGCACGCTGCGCCAACTTGCCGCCCTCCGCCGCATCTACGGGGAAGAGGGCATCAAGGACATCCTCAAGAAGCTTGGCGGTCGCGACAAGATCATCATCACCTTCAACAAGTACTTGTCGCTGCTGGAGAACCAAGTCAAAAAGGGCGAGTCCATCGGGCCTATCGTCAGCAACATCGCCAATGCGATGCGCCGCGTGGGCTTCTTCGACTTCCACAACGAGCTGTGGATCAATGCGCTGGTGTCCAGCTCGACGACTTGGGTCGGCGTTCAGGGCATTGCCAACTCGCTTACGGCGACGATGCGCCCCATCGAGCAGATCCTCGGCGGGGCCGCACGCGCAGCCAGAGGCTACGAGGACGGTGCCCGAGCCATGTCGGTCGGCTTCCGCACCTATCAGGGCATGATCCGTGGCTTCATGGACTCCACGACCATGCTGAAGCGGGCGTTCGTCGAGAAGAAGCCCATCGGGACCGGATCGACCTACGAAGCCGCCCCGCAGAATGTCTTGTCGAGCAGGAACTTGCCGATGATCCGCAAGCTGGCCACCAGAGGCGGCAAGCGGACCGAGGCCGAGGCCGACAAGTTCGTCGCTCGCGCCGACTTCATGTTGAGCGCGTTCAGCCTTCCGCAGCGCCTCATCATGACTGGCGACGAGTTCTTCAAGCAGATGAACTATCGCGGCCAGCTCTATGCCCGCCTGTACGAGAACTTCGAAAAGCAGGGCATCGTCGGTTCGGCCCGCGAGACGCGCATCAAGGAGGCCATGGACAAGGCCATTCTTGATGGGGAGTTCCTGACCAACGAGCGTCTGCTGAAGGATGGCCAGACCGAAGCCGTCAGGAATCTCGGACCGACTGCTTCGATGAAGCAGATCAACGAGTACGCCGAATCCTACAAGGATCGGCTGTGGGCGGAGATGGGCGCTACCGCTGGCACCATGGAATCCTCCTACGATATCAAGGCGATGATGGACGCCAGCTTGTACGGGGCCAAGGAGGCCACCATGCAGGCGGATCCGCGCTTTGCGTGGCAGAAGTCCCTCAACCAGTTCGTCAGCAGGCACCCGTCCTCGCGCCTGTTCCTGCCGTTCGTCAGCACCCCGGTCAACGCCCTGATCTACGCCGGAGACCGCGCCGCTCCGGTCCACCTCATGCAGTGGGCCAACCAGCGGTTTGGTTCCAAGCTGGCTGATCGCATGGAGAAGATCGGAGCGCCGAATTTCTTGGTGGACAGCCTGCGCGAGAACGAATCGCGATTCATCAAGGAACTGAACAGTGCCGATCCCATCGTCCGCTCCGAAGCGGTTGGTCGTTCCATCGTTGGAACGGCGTTCGTCGGGGCTGGCATGGCCTTGGCCGCGTCCGGCATGATCACGGGCTACGGCCCGAAGAACAAGGACGAGAGGGCCACTTGGATCCAAGCCGGATTCCAGCCGTACTCGATCCGAGTCGGAGACAACTGGTACAGCTTCGGTCGCCTCGACCCGTTCACCACCTTGCTCGGAACGATGGCCGACCTGTCGCTTGCCTCTAAGTACGCCAACATGGACGAGCAGAACTTCTCGACCATCGAGGCGGGCATGGCCTCGCTCTATATGTCGCTGGTCAACAACCTGACCAACAAGGGCTACCTGCAAGGAGTCAAGACCATGGTCGAACTCCTCTCGACGCAGGATTCCTCGGCATTCCAGAAGTGGGCCGTGCGTCAGGCTGGTTCTCTGGTGCCGTTCTCGTCGATGACGCGGACGCTGACGGATTACACCGACGACTACAAGCGCGTCAACGACCAGTCCTTCGACGATGCTCTGGTGTCCGCCATCTACTCGCAGATCCCGGGATTGTCGAACGAGAACCTGCCCGCTCGAGACCTGATGGGTCGTCCGATGACCCGCACCGAGCGTGCTGGTCCGGATCTCTTCTCGCCCATCAACATGGTCCCGGTCCTCGACGACGAACTCCGCAGCGAGCTGATTTCGCTCGGTCGTGCCTTCCGTGGGGCGCACTACAACCGAGACGGACTCGATCTTCGCCGCATCGAGCTGGAAGACGGGCGCAATGCGTTCGACTTCTTGCAGGAATCGACGGGCAAGATCACGCTGCGCGGCATGACGATGGAAGAGTCGGTGCGCGCCCTGATCCGCTCCGACCGCTACAAGTCCATGTCGCCGTACAGCAGCGAGTACATGGATTCACCGCGTGTGCTGGCCATCCGGGGAGAAATGGCCAAGTACAGCGCCCGTGCGTGGGTCGAAATGCAGCGCAAGTACCCGAAGCTGCGTAATGCCGTGATGCAAATCAAGCAAGCTCGCGGATTGGCTGCGGTCGGTCAGGCCCCGGAGAAGCTCGCCATCTATGAGTGACATCATGAGCAACGCAAAAGTGGATGCTAACCTTGTCGAGGTTCTGGTGGCCATTGGCCGCATCGAAGGTAAGATCGAAACCATGAGCGACCGACAAACGCAAGTTGCCGAGCGGATCGCCAAACTTGAAACTAGAATTGCCGAGCTTGAGATGTCTAGGGCGTGGTTCCTAGGCTGGGCAGCCGCAGTCGCCACCGTTGCTTCCATCATCGCCAAGTACATCTTCCCATGAGCGACATCAACAACACCTTTTCCGACCTGCACAAGGCCCTTGCCGAGGATTTGCTGGCCCGGGTCCGCAGTGGGCAGGCCACGGCGGCTGAACTCAATGTCGCCCGCCAGATGCTGAAGGACAACGGCATCGAAGCGGTGCCCGTCAAGGACAGTGCGCTGGATGGTCTGGCCAAGATCCTCCCGTTCAGTCCTGACGACATGAAGCAATATGGTTCGTAAGCCCGTAGAGCTGGCAGACTTCAGGAACTTCCTGTTCCTGTGCTGGAAGGGCCTGAGCCTTCCGGATCCGACGCCTGTTCAGTACGACATCGCCGGGTACTTGCAGCACGGCCCCAAGCGCACGGTCATCCAAGCGTACCGGGGCTGTGGAAAGTCGTGGATCACCTCGGCTTTCGTGCTCTGGTGGCTGTACCACAACCCGGCGCATAACATCCTTGTCGTGTCGGCGTCCAAAACACGCGCCGACGACTTCACCACCTTCACCCTGCGACTGATCAACGAGCTACCGTTCCTCAATCACCTAGCTCCTACGGGCGATCAGCGCAATTCCAAGATCGCCTTTGATGTCGGCCCTGCTCCTGCTTCTCATGCCCCGTCTGTTCGTTCGGTTGGTATTACTGGCCAGATCACTGGCTCACGCGCCGATCTGGTCATCGCGGACGACATCGAAGTAGCCAACAACTCGTGGACTCCCGGGATGCGGGAGAAGCTGTTGGAGTCCATCAAGGAATTCGACGCCGTCCTGAAGCCCGGAGACCACGCCAAGGTGGTGTTCCTTGGAACTCCCCAATCCGCCGAGTCGATCTACACGGTCCTGCCGAATCGCGGCTACCAGACCCGCATTTGGCCCGCCAAGATCCCGACTGACAAGCAGCGCCGCAGCTACGGAGAGCGGCTGGCCCCGTTTGTGGCCGAAATGGGCCTAGAAATCGGGGAGCCTGTCGATCCCAAGCGGTTTTCCGACCTCGATCTGGAGGAGCGCGAGCTGTCCTACGGGCGCTCAGGCTTTGCCCTCCAGTTCATGCTGGACACTTCGCTGTCGGACGCCGACCGCTACCCCCTCAAGCTGTCCGACCTCATCGTGGACGATCTAGACAGCACCCACGCCTACGAGAAGTATGTCTACGCCGCTGATCGATCCTTGGCGTGGGACATCGAAACGGTCGGGTTCAGCGGGGACCGCTACTACCGACCCCTGTCCCGTGTCGGCCAACCCACCAAGTACGAAGGCATCGTGATGGCCGTGGACCCCAGCGGTCGCGGCAAGGACGAGCTTGGTTTCTGCGTGCTTGCCAAGCTCTCCCACCAGTTCTTCCTGCTGAGTGCTGGTGGCTTGAAGGGCGGATACACCGAAGACAACCTGAAGAAGCTGGCCCTAGCGGCCAAACGCTACGAAGTCAACGAGATCGTCCACGAAGCCAACTACGGGGACGGTATGTGGGGACAGCTCTTCATGCCGATCCTCAAGCAGTACCACGCCTGCACGCTCACCGAGGTCAAGCACTCCACCCAGAAGGAGAAGCGCATCATCGAGACGCTGGAACCAGTCATGAACCAGCATCGGCTGATCGCGGACCGCCGCCTCGTCGAGCACGACCTAGCGCAAGTCAGGGACGAGTCCAGCGACATGGGCGTCGAGCAGCGGATCAAGTACAGCCTGCTGTTCCAGCTAGCCCACATCACCATGGACCGTGGCTCCTTGACCCACGACGACCGCCTAGACTCCCTAGCCATCGCCGTCAACTACTGGGTCGAACGCATGGGTGCAGATCTGGACACTTCGCTCGCCATGCGCCGCGAAGATCGCCTTAATCAAGAGCTGGGGGTCTTCTTGGAGCACGCCGTTGGAGCAAGGCCAACCCCTACAGGGTGGATCGGTGGCCTCCAAACGCGCTACAGAGGCCGCTGGTAAACGATGAGTGGCAAACAGGTGTCTACCTACCAGCCCCCCATCAGGATCGCTGTAGTGCGTTCCTATTGCGTTTGGCGCGGTTTGGCGCTTTCTTAGTAATTACTAAGGTACCTTGGTACCCCCCTTGGGTTCGACAAATCCTTTAGAGGCAAGGCTTTGGGACGACAAACACAGAAAAGGGGAAGAGGTTGGTAGGTGGAGTTGGTATTTTTAGACCGGAAGGCCGAGGGGGCGGAGCGTAGCGACGACCACTCGTGCCTCGGGCCTAGGGGATGTAGTCCCGTCTTAGAGAATCCTAGAGCAGATGTGGAACAGGGTGGTAGGGATTAGCCTAAGGGAGAAGCTTACACGAGGGTGGTGATGACAGTGTATCTGGATGAGGGGTGGGCCGGAGGGGTCTGCGGAGCAGGGATCCCGGCGGCGGCCTCATATCAGAACACTAGTAACCCAGATCAGCAACAGATCAGCACCAGCAGGTATCCATGAAAAAGAACACTAAAGCAACCAAGAAGAAGAAGTGGATGCCTACTCACCTGCACATTGGAATCCTCACCATCAAGGTAGAAGAAGTAGCAGGACTACAGGTATGGGGACAGTATGGAGAGCACCCTGAGCCTGTGATCCAAGTAAGCCAGCAAGCGGAGGAGATGCTTCCGACCACCCTCCTCCACGAGATGCTCCATGCTGCATCCGCTGCCTACGAACTCAACCTCACTGAGCGTCAAGTCCGCTGTTTGGATCAACTGATCCCTATGATGCTCAGGCAGAACCCCGAACTGGCGAAGCGCCTGCTCGGGTAATCACCTCACCTCAGGAAACACAAGCCCATGAAGCCTCTTCGTTACCGCTCTGCCCCTCTGGGGGAGCAGATCAGCTCCACCGACAACGCCAAGTCCAAGGTGGTCACTGCCACCAAGGACACTTGGGTGGCTGGCACTGCTGAAACCAACGCCTTTGGAGACATCGTGTACACGGACCCGTACACCCTGACTCCTCAGGATTTGTACAGTTGGCCGCTGATCGTCAATGTGTCGCTTTACGGTTTGATCGAGGGGTTTGCGGATCTCAATCCCATCTCTTTGCGCTTCTACACCATTGCGACGACCCTCGATAAGGAGCTTCCGGTCAGGTTCACGCAATCCACGGCGACCAACACCTTCCCAACGACCACCGTTGCCAAGCAGGCCACTCCGGTGTCCGTCCATCAGCATTTGATGAACGCCGGATCGTTCACTCCGGGAGCAACCACTCGTCGCTTCCTTTGGAAGTATGACGCGCAAATTGCCATCATCTCAGCGCAAGTCGAGAACGAAAAGGCAAGTGTTGGTGCTGGTGACTACGGCACAATGCAGTGGCGGCAGATCACGCACAGCAGGATCGTCCTCAACAGCAACGCTGGGGATACTTTTGTTCCGGTAACTACTGATGCCTCGAACACTGTTCTTGCTCACGCCAACTTTCCCGAGGCCCTCAGCTCCAGCAAGTTTGACTGCACCAATGGGATGAAATTCGCTGTTGGTGCTTCCTATGCTGGAACCAACTCTCCGCGCTTGCTGTTGCTCGGCGGCCTCATCCACTGCTCTCCCGAAGAGAACCGCACCCCCACTCTCCTCGGCAACCTCTCTCTCTGATCAAAAGGACACACCATGCCCGTTATCCCGTTTGACTTCGCCGCCAACAGGGACGAAGTTGACATCCGCTGGGGCGGAGACTACGAAGCCCAGCGGTTCCATGTCAAGCTTCACCCCAACGGCACCCGTTCCGACAAGAACCCGTGCATCATCTATGTCCACGGTGGCGGTGCCGCCCAGAACGATGGACGCCTGCCGTTCGTCGCCTTGGGCAACGGCAACTTCCTGTTCGACAAACTGCGCCAATCGACTGCGAACAAGTTCGTGATGGTCGGGTTCACCGCTCAGCAGAACCTGTTTCCTCTGAACGATGCCTCGTACCCGTATGCGCGTGTTGACAAGTTCAGCTCGACAAACGCTGCGCTCATCGATCAGACCTTCCAAGAGAAGACGACGATGCCTGTTGGCAATGAACCCCTGACTGCTGGCGCTCTGTTCGAGCAGCTCAAGGTGTTCATCATGGTGCTGAAGAGCCGCGCTTCGGAGTTCGGTATCGACCCGGACAAGATCTTCATCATGGGTTCGTCCTTCGGCGGCGTCCGCTGCCTGATGAGCCAAATCACTGGCCCGCTGTACAGCGACAGCCTGACGACCACCTTCCGGTCGTACTACGGCCTCAAGCCGGGCGTCGATTCGACGGTCAAGGGCATCATCAACCACTACTGCTGCCCCGACTTCCGCAACAACACCACGATTATGTCGGAGTTCTCCGGTGGTCTCGGCAACTGGGCGGATATGTCCATCAACGACCCGATCCACACCCAGAAGTACACGGGCGTGAAGACCCGCAAGCAGTTGTGGGCGCTTCCCGCGTGGCACCGCGAGCAGCTCTCGTTGCTGTGGTACTTGGAGCAGAACCATGCGAACCTGAAGTACCTGCCTCCGGTGTACCACTTCTACGAGTTCATCGGTCAGGCGTACCCGGTGAGGTTCAGGAATGCTGGCGAAAGCTTCTACAACTTCACTGTGGCTAACGGTGGCATTGTCAACGGAGGTACTGGCTTTGTTGCCGGACAACTCATCTCGATTGACGGTGGAGTGTTCACGGAAAAGGCGCAAGTTCGTGTTGTCGCTCAGACTGGCGGAGCTTGTACACAGCTTCGTATTGACGGTACTTTGTCGAAGTTCGGGTCCTACCGCAACCTCCCGAACCGTCAGCAGGACGGGACCACTGGCCTACCGCTGGCCACCTTCAACAACTCCACCTGCACCTACGATGCCGCCAATGGCGACACCGCTTCTGCTGGTTCCGGGTTGATCATCAACATCGCCAATGCTGGTTTCACGCTCGACGAGCGTAGCGCCACTTCGGCGCACGGTGGTCTTGCGTGGCCCGCCTTGGATCCGCACGACGATGTGATCATGCGGATGATCGACTTCAGCACGGCGCGCTACAACGCCAATGTCAAGTTCCGCTACTGCACGCCGACCGAAGGCGAGATTGTCGAAGCCGTCCCGGGTGATCCCGCTCGTCCGTCCATGGCGGTCGTTGCCAAGGACATGGAGGACTGGATGATCTCGTGCCTCAATGGTTCGCCGTTGGTCGGTCCCGGACCGATCTTCTACGGAGACTACTACGGTGGCGCAGGCGCTGGCTCGGCCAAAGGCTATGTCCGCTACCCGATGCCCCAGAACTGGGTGCCCGGCCAAGTTGTCTGATAGAAAGTGAGGTGAGCCGGGAGGTTGTGAGCCTCCCGGTCCTTCATTCAAAGGAACCAAATGACAGTCAATCGCAACGCCAAGCAGTACGAACCCGTCAATGTCGAGACTTCAGTAGTTGCCAAGAGCGAGGCTTTGCGCGGTCGCATCGACCTGTTGGAGAACGCTCCTCCTCTGCATGGCCCAACACACGCTTTCGGAGGTACAGACCCGATCCCCATTCGTTTGGCTGATGTGATCGATGCCGGAAGCGTTCCACAGCTATCTGGATCAGCATCGGATGTGCTTCTTGGAGACAACAGTTGGGGGCCAATTGACTCGACAACTGTAAGCCACAGTCTGGTGTCGGGCTTAACCAGCAATGACCACATTCAGTACTTGGACATCGAGGACTACCAGCAGACGACTGGTGCGAACCCAGACCAGTGCTACATCGCCAACTGCCGGACGGGCGTGGCGCTGGGAACGCTGACGCTGACCGCGAACCGCACCTACTGGATTCCTTTCGTGGCTCCCGTGCGAGGCGGCACGCTCGCGGATGTGCGCGTGCAGATCACGACCGCCGCTGCTGGACAAAACATCCGCATCGCGCTCTACGACTGCGTGAGCAATGGAGCTGGTAAGCCGCTCACCAGCGACTTCCGCCCTAGCGGGTCGGCCCTCGTCAGCGCAACCCAGAGCACGGCATCGACCGGGACTTTCGTGTTCTCCTTCGCCACCGCGCTGACGGCTGGTCGGCTGTATTGGTACTGCCTGATGTCGAGCGGCGCTCCCGCGATCCGTGCCGTGTCTACAAACGAAGCAGACATGGGACTGGGCTGGCAGATCCCGAGCGGCACCACCACGCCTAACGCCATCACCTACTGGTACGAGACGATCACCTACTCGTCGGGCCTGCCGACCAAGGCGGGCACCGAGACATACACGAACGGCACGGGATCGGCTCCTGCCATCTTCCACACTTGGAGCGCATAAGCCCCTTGCAGTGCGCCTAGCGTGCTGCTAGAATGCTTGAGCCTTGGCTTACTTGGACAGGTGGGCTAGGGCGTGGCGGACGGCTTCCATTGGCATAGGGCTAGTGGGAGCCGTCTTTGTGTTTGGATACCAGCGCCGCCTAAAGTGGCCTCCACCCCAAATGTTTTGGGGCAAAAATCTGAGCTGGTATTATGTAGGTTGGCGAGTGTCGTGTCCCCCATGCCACCGGACTACTAATCCGCTCTAAGT